TACCCGAGCCAGAGGAACGGAGTAGCCACCACAGCAAAGACTACCTTTAGGAATCGGATGGGGAACCAGAACAACCATCGAAAGACGTACGCGAAACTCTCGTCCAGATAGTTCTCAGTTTGAACCCCTACGTTATCCTCATCTAAATCCCGAGGACGTGGTCTTGTCATATCTTATCACCTATGAGTCGTACACATCCTCCCCAAAGACATCTTCAATCTGTGACATTACAGACGGGGATACGTTCACTACTACGCCTTCGCCTGTTTCAGGATTTACGAGGTTCAGTTTTGCTCCAGCGAATCCATCGGTCAGGTTAATGTCGGACTCCATTCTATTTCCTCCATATGTCTATTCGGTCGGGTCCATAATAAATATACCTACTCCCAGTCAACAATAGGAGTATAGGTAGGACGGAAATTAGCATAAACTTGCTCGGCAGACGTTCCAACGCAAGATGAACAAAGATGAATCTGATGTGCTAAATCAGAGACATGGCTGTACATGACAATATTATTTCCCTCTCTATAATCTCCGCAGTATTCGCAATGGTGACCCATAGTCAGACACTACTCAGTCATCGGGATACTCGTTACTGATAGATTCAACGTTCTCTACAGCAGAGAGCGCCATTTCTTTCATTGTATCGACAACGTCTCCTCGTCGTCGAATAGGAGTCTTTGCGATGACTCCTGAAACCTGCCGAACTTCCCACTCCGATTGCTCGTCGTCGCGCATGACGAGAACATCATATTCGTCGCCATCTTCATCCATTGTAATCCACACGTTGCGTCGAAGGTCGTCTTCCGTATCGGGAACGGTGTATTCGCTGATGTACATGTTACTCCTGTGAATAGTTAATCGTGAGGCGCACGACCGTGGGCGAACCCCACGTCTGCTTGTACTCTGGGACAACAACTTTGAGTCCGAATCTCTCAGTGAGTTTACTGATGAGACTTAGAGACGCAAGGTCATCATCATTCTTGAGTTTGAACTGAACGCACTCCGGAACCATCACTTCGCCACGGTTCGGGTCGAATTCAATCCAACCTCCTGCGAGATATTGGACGTCGTCGATGTTTCCAATGGGACTCTCCTGGAGCTTGTTTTTCGCTTTGTTGAGTCGCCGCGTCTGGCAACGACGTTTCCACTTTGCTTCATCATTCCAGCTTGCTGCTGCCATAAGTACTCACCTCTCATATGTCTATATGGCAGATTCGATATTAAAGATACCGACTTTTTCTCTATACCGGTATCTCTACTGAGCAACTCGCTATATCAATTCGAGAGGTTGAGACAACGGCATAGGGCTTCATATTGCTTAACATCGCGTCCTTTGCTTCCCAGCGAGATATTTTCCCTTCGTGGTATTTGCGTTCAACTGCCTCGTTCTTTTCAGCTACCTTCAATTGTTCTGAATGTCCAGCCTCTTCTCCTCTTTCGGTCCTATCAATACAACGTAATTCTGCATAACTTCCGAAGTCAGTTAAGACAGCAACGCCTGCTGTGGTTCCTCTAATATCATCAGAGAAAGGAGCAGCGAGAGAAATATCGACCAATGAAAATCCTGGTTCTGAACTGGGATAAGTCCGAACAAGAATACACTCTTGCTCATTGTACTTTCTTGGGACAGATACAGTTTCTTCGTTACCCCGTATGATTCCAGAGGTTTTTGAAGTTCCATTTTCGGACCATACTGTAAAGCCATGTCGGTGAAATTCCGTTCCGATGTCTGACCGCCGCGCTATTTCTTTAAGCTCCTGCTCATAGTCTCTCATTAGTACACTGCTTGCTCTCATATAATCCCTACACGATAATCGAATCGGTCAGTAATAAAGGTATCTACTCGAAATCAGCCGTTAGAAGGTTTCATCAAAGCCTGCAGGCTCTTCGGCTACGAACATATAATCACTATTGTAGTTGAGAGTGAAATAGAATTCTGCCCAGCCATCCATCCCTCCCAACAGTCCATCGTTTGAAACCCTTGCCCCGATAGTGAAATCCCCAGCAGTTTTTGTTCCGAAATCATAAGCGCCAGTCTTGTACTGACGTCCACTTTCTAACTCTTGAGTCCAATCCCATGGCTGCTCGGTAAGTGACTTTTCTTCTTGTGGATATTTGATTCCCCACTCTACAACACTCACATCCTCCGGGGATGTAGAACACGTTCGGACATTAGTCGTCGGGTTCCAGAAGCAACTTTCTTCTTGGATTTGGGGATTCTCATTGAACCCAACGTTCAGTACAGTTTCATCTACAGAGACAGAATCGAATATATTAGACTCTGACAACGCATCTGATACTGACTGGTCCCTCGCAGTGCAACCTGCGACTCCAGTTACAACAGCGACTCCTCCAACCGCCTTGATGAACTCTCTCCTCCTCATAGGGAGATATAGATGTAACTACTTTATATTATTACTGCTTCAAAAGAATGTGAGGTCTTAGAGTTTGTCTCCGAGTTTTACCGGAGACGAACACTCAATGTATGTTTCCGGGTCATGCTCATCGAAGAGTACGAACCCGCTCCTTGAAGAGTACCCACATATGCGCGGGTTTGATACTACCTCCGGCTCGACTTGGCGTGGTGATGGAGCCATATCCCATGTATCACTCAGGCAGCTCTTGCTCGTGTAGCCAAACGGCTTCGATGTCGTCGCCGTTAATCCACATCACACCATTGGACATACTTACTTCGATGACCGCGTCCTGGTCATCAATTTCAGTGTCGTACTGGTGAAGCTCAACCGTTTCGCCAGAAGCAAGACGTACCATTACTTCTCCTGCTGGCGGACTATTCGGGTCCGTCGATAGAAGGCGTTCAACCTTCTGGAATAGCGGATTCATATTTCTTCTTCTAAGGTATCTTCTAATACCTCTTATTGGCTTTACTGCTTTCTGACCTGCGTTCCGAATCTGGAGCGTTGTTATTTGTAGGAGGCTCCGAAGCATCCCACCCAAACTCGAAACAATTTGATTTAGACCAAACATTGTCAATATGTTGGACTCCAGATTCTGCAGTCATGCCAAAGGGGTCTGAAAGGTCCCCATCCTCATTGTAGACAAGGGTGACAGTATCAACATACTTAGCAGTGACGATAGCCTCGTAAGGAATCCCAGAGGCGTCATAGTATGTTATCCTGTTTCCTATCTCTACCGACATGACTCACTCTACCAGAGACGCTACTATGATAAAACAGTTTGGTTCTACTGATGAGGTGAAGGAAGACCGGGGTGGGAGCGCGAGCTCCCCGGAGCGCCGCAATGGGAGACGGGTGAGCCACCGACAGGCTCACATACAAAGGTTGTCGTGTGCTCTATTTAAACGTTTTCTTCTATTCCAAACCCTTAATATATCGTCAATGACAACCTTATTATAGCATGGCCACGCAACTCCATGATACCGGTGAGGAGTTCGTCCTCGACTATTTGTTCGCGGACTCATCAACCAAGCCGGCTACTCTAACAATCGGATTGTACAACGATAGCACAGACCAACTTACAGATTCAAGTGATATTGGAGACATCACCTCTGAACCCGCCACCGGTAATTACGTCCGTCAAAGCATTGACTTTGATGGGTCTGCCACTGGATTCGGAACGGCAGATAATTCCGGGTCGTGGGAGGCTACAAATGAACAGACGGTTATCTTCGACGTCGAAACAACGACAGAAACGGTTGATAGTTACTTCGTGATTATCAATTATCAGAGTGACGACAAAGGAGATACCGCGGCAGCAGACCACCTGTTCTGGACGGGAGCACTCGAACAGTCCCGTGACCTCTCCCAAATCGACACTCTCAACCTCAACAAGGTTGGAGTTAGCCTGGACTAAATAAATGGTCGATGACGCTGGCTCCTCAACATCTACTTCTGTAAATCCTTCGATTAGCGGAGTAGATAGTTCAGCATCGGACGCCGGCGTTAAGAACACCAAGGTAACATCCTTAGTAGAAGAGCAAGGAATCCTCACCGACGCTGGAGAAGTAACTGGGGTTACCACCGCATTAATAACTGAGAGCACGGGAGTAGTAAATGAGGTAGGTTCAACACAGTCAGCAATAGCATCTGTAATAACCTCCCCGATAGAAAGAATAGGAGAAGTAGAATCGGTTACTGGTTCTTCTATCTCAACCGTTGATTCTCCAATAACTTCAATTGCGCAAGAAGAAGTTACAAAGAACGTTGTCTTAGTAGAAACCCCCACGTCTGATAGTGGAACTGCTGACGAGGCAGGTTCAATAACAGCAACGTCTTCAAATTCAGTCCTTGTTACCGAAGCTGTAACAACTCTGAATGCTTCCAATGCCCAGTTATCGAGTCATACTATTGGAGAGGAGGATGGAATAGCAGAGGAAAGCGGAGTTACGCCTGCATCTCCCGTGGGCGAGAGCGCTCAAGAGGTAGAGGCTATGGGAGATGATTCTAAAGTGGCGAATGCGAACATACAAAACGTTTCTTTAGATGAAGCGATAGCTCAAATAGAAAATATTGTCGCATCATCTTGGAGCGAAATTCCTTCAAAAGGCCACGCATATGCCGAAGAAGAAACAGATACGGAAGGACCTTCTATAGGATTAGTCGAGAGCCTTGACACTGGAATCGTAGAGTGGGACGGTTCTTGGACCCCTTGGTCTACTTCACCATTAATCGAAGACCTCGGCGTTGCTGATGATGAAAGCCACATAGCAGATACGCGCATTCAAGATGCCGAGATAGAGGGAGAGGGAGTTGGAGAAGAAACAAACACCACAGGGGTTACTCGGCAAGGAGTGAATACGACAACAACTCCAACAGCGGTTCCCAGCCTGATAAAATATCTAACAATCCCACTATATCAAAACAAAGAGTCTCACGCTCGTCCCCTGATAGAAGCAAGACTTGTCACGGATGGTATAACCGAAGTAGATACTAAAGGGTCTGGAATCACAGATGTAAGAGTAATAAGTGTAGTTCAGTCCTTAATAAGAGAAGTAACTACTACTCAAGCATCTACCTCCCAAGGCCTAACTTCCACATCAGGCATTTCAGACATCGTTAGTGTTACTACGTTTGAAGAATCTACTTTGGAATCCTCTCCCAAAACATCCGCTACGGATAAAAATGAGTCTACGAATGCTTTGGTCGAATCCATCGTAGAATCTACTGTTCAATCTAAATCCCAAGGCGTAGTTATAATCGGGGACGGAGAAGGTTTAGAAGGTCAGAGATATTACACCGGGGATAGAATCCAGTCAACGGCATCACCAATTGAAGGTACACGACTATGACAGCAGAATTTTACATCAAAGCAGGGGACACGCTCCCCAACATCCGAGGAGAATTGTTAGATGATGACGGGAATCCAGCAGACGTTTCTGGAAGTACAATCACATTCAACCTGGAGAAAAGAAACGGGGCGAACGTTTTAACCGAATCTGCTTCAACTGTCAACGGTGGACAAGATGGAGTGGTCGAATATGATTGGACGCCGGGAGATACAGATACGCCAGGAGCATACAGAGCCGAATTCGTAGTAGATTATGGAAACGGGGACAAAGAAACCTTCCCGAACAGAGATTATATAGACGTTTTCATCGACTAAATCATCCCGTCGTCCTCCAATTCCTCCTCGAAGTCTTCCATATCTTCGTCAACGCCTCCCCAGTAAGCGATTAGAATTATAGACAGGATGAAAATTACAATCCATCCTACAAACCTGTGGCTATCCGGGACAGAAGTGGAAAATATAATATCAATTATGTTCTCTAAAGCGAACACCAGAACAACAGGACCGAGTACCTCCCGAGGTAAGAAGTAGTCCAGATAGCGTCGTACTAAATCTTTATCCATGATTCGCTATGGTGTTCAGAATTAACTCTGCATCGCTTTCCTCCTGTTTCTGCTTTGAGTCCCAATCACTTGTGTCGGGCTTACTGATTCGGAGATTTCCTTTGTCAGTTACAGAAGGTTCAAAGGCATCTGGGATTGCCGCTTCCACGTCACCATCGGCAGGTACAACAAGCGTCTTCCGATGACTCACAGCAATCACAATCCACGTCTTAGTGTAGGAATTTTTACACTCTTCCAGCATTTCAAATTCATCTCCCCTGACAACGGTTCTTCTTTTCTTAAGCCCTGTCTTCTTAAGCTCCAGAGCGTGAGCGCCAGATGGAGTTGTAAGAATAATGTCGGGTGAAGGACCATACTGATTTCCAGAGTATCCTGCAGGATAAGCAGTTATCTCTTTATGGAGACCGTTCAAATCTTTACAAGTATTTAGCTCGTACCGACGACCTTTCTTAGATGTCACTACAAGGTTTACTAATTGATAAAGAATAGAGTTACCGCCTAATCAGCGTCTACCGACCGGACGCCTTCATCGCTGATGGTGACGTGACACTCTCCATCTTCCTGTCCAGGATGGCCCGTGAGAGTTGCTTTACGTAGAGAGCCCTGCGCCTTTTGCATGTAGACAACACATCCGACCGTGTGTTGCATTAGGGAACCTCCATACATTGCCTCTGCTGCGCCATATCCTCCGGGGTTACCGTAAACCTGTGCTGTGATAATAGCGGGAATATCCAGCTTACTCGCAAGTCGTTCGAGGCGAGTCAGGTGCTTACCGATTAGCTTGGAACGAGACTGGAGGTCTGCTCGTGTCTCGAAATCATCAGAGAGACGGAACCGAGCAGTGAAGGAATCAATGACGACCATGGATAGTTCTCCCTCGCTATACGTATTCTTGACCTTGCTAATTGCCTTTAGCTGACTGTCCAGGTCATTCGCCTTGATTCTGTTAATCTTGCTCTGGGTTTCCTCCTCAGAAGCGAGATTCGCCAAGCGCTTCGGACGGTATCGCTTAGGCTCAGTTTCGATATAGACAGCAGGTTTACCAGTTTCTTCGACAGCGTTTGTCATTGCTTGGAAACAGACCTGCGTCTTACCACCTCCAGAGCCACCAGAAATAGCAGCGATTAGACCAGGTTCCCATCCTCCTCCAAGAAGGTCATCAAGACCTCCAATTCCGGTTGGGACGAGCTGCTGTTCATCATATTCCTGGACTACGTCCTCTCCACTCTGAATGATGATAAGCTCTTCCTTCGCTTGGTTTACGAGCGAGTTAGCCTTATTGTCACTAACGCCAGCGTCAGAAAGACGCTCAATCATTTCACTCTTGGAACCTTCAGTGAGGTCCTCGACAGATTCTACGCCAGCTTCATTACACCTTTCCTCTGTAACGGAGCCAACTCCATTAAGTTCAGTTATGTTCATAGTTGCGGATTCTCCTCGTTTTAGTCCATATTCTCTTTGATGGTCGAACCTCATAATACTCTTGTTTCGTATTTGCCGGCTATCCGTAGGGCAAAATACGCTTACGATAGTATTATTTACAACACGGTCAAAGCCATATTATGGAATTAGTGGAACCGGACGTTGATGGTCACATCGTAAACCGGTATGAAGTCCAGTCGATGTATATGGATTATCCAATTGAAGTAGTAGTCTCTAAATCTTCAAGAAGGATGTCGAGCGTCCACATACGTACTATTCCTCCGGGTATGAACGATACCCAGTTTGAGTACTATTCAGATGTCATGCTTAAAGAACGTATTACGAGAGCAATCAAGGAGAGTCCCCTATGGTATACTATAGTTCTTAGATGCACTGATATGGATAAAGTCCATAATATGGCAGATTACGCTGCCGAAGTATACTACGATATATTCCGTCACGAGGCTTGATGATAGCGTATTCTATATTTGCTCCAAATACGAAACACGAGTCATAATAAGGAATAGAATCTATTAGTAGCCGTCAGGGAATAAGGGAAGTAGTAGTCCCTTGTTATAGTATATTAGTTATAGTAGAAGAGAGTCTTCTAACACTCCTATATTATATATTATTCATCGCCCGCGCGAGACAGTTGCTTAGAAGGTATACATGGGGACTCATAAGCTGTTTCGTATTCCGCCGATATACGGAACTTTCAGGAACCTTCTCTGTACTTATAGAGGTAAACGCTGGACGACGAGCAGTTACGTATATCGCCGGAATAAGAAACATAGATTTAATATCTTAACGACTCATAGACTCTGTCAGGAGAAACAGAGCAAATGCGAACATCAAACCGAGACGTGGCACAGATTCCCGGCATCATGTCTATTGAAGATATGTACCGGTGTCTTAATATAGACCCAGACATAATGTACAAGTGCGCATTGGAGGTGCGCTGACGACAATGGAAGACCAAATCAAACAACAGCTCCAGAGTTTCGCAGAGAAGAAGGACCTCGACTTCGCAGAGGTCAAGCAACGCTACCAGGAAAAATTAGACGAAGCCCTCGACCACGCGAGTGATATGGCTTCGGACGAGGAAGTTCAGCAAATCGCTGTTACGTTCCTCCAGGCAGATTCGATGGAGGGTTCCCGTGGCGTCGGTGGAGGCGACCGCGTCGAAATCCTCGCAATCGGTCATGCTGGCGAACGTAAGTGGAATAACGGCGATGGTGGGAAGAAGCGCGTCGTGATTTCTTACGGCGTCATCAACCCTGAACAGGGCCCGCCCGGAGTTGCCGTGTTCATCAACGACGAGACGACGGGAACGGACCTCGGAGAAATCAAGGAGAAGTTCAGTCCTCTGAACACGATGGTCGGTTGGTATCGTGTTAACCAGAGTGAAAACCTCTCCAACGTCTACGTCTGTAACAGTACGGACAAGACGCGTCTGGATGTTCAGCCTGTCGATGGCATCCCGGACGATAAGGGAGATAAGCGCCAGCTGCTTCAGAAGCTCGCTGATGAGGCAGAACTCGCTCACATCTCGAACGCTATCTCTATCACGAACGACCAGGGATACCCTGTCGACTTCGGCGCCGACCTGAAGCGATTTAACGGAGCGGTGATGAACCGCTACGTCAACGATGAGAAGGGCTTCGGCATCTACAAAATCATGGACAAGTCTGTTGTCGATGAGGAGGACCTCGAAGGCCTCAACGTTATGGGAGAAAACGACCGAGTCCCCGGCCTGTCTGTTTGGTGTGACCCCGAACAGATGCGATACGGGGAGAACAGCCAGCTCGAAATCTACGGACAGATTCGAGTGACCAACGGCGGTGCGAACGAAGGTCAGATTGTCATGGACGCGTACGGCATCATTCCTCTTATCGAAATGCCGGTAGAGGATGGTGAGGACCGCGGTTCCTCTACTTCGTCCTCGAACGTCGAAGAAACGACTATCTGAACTTCCCCCCAAAACTACTTAGAGTAAAATAGATATGAGTTGGATGGACGACCTCGAAGACGATGTTTCCGAAGTGGAAGATTCCATGAACGAAGCAACGTCCGAAAGCACGGAAGAATCGGAATTCGAGAGACAGTTCCGGAGTCTCGTAGGCGCTGGAGAAGTAGAGAACGTCAACGTGATGGTCTTGAAAGAAGAGATTGGAAGCATCTCCGATGTGGAGTTGCTGAAGACTGCTCGCAACCAGGACGAACGCAAGACGGCAAGTAAGTTCTATCGCGAGCGCCTGCAAGAACTGGATGGAGAGGAACAGGAAGAAGAACAAGAAGAGCCTGAACAGGATGATGGCGAGGATGAAGATTCGGAGGAGGTTTCGGAAGAAGAACCGGAATCTGAACCGGAATCTGAACCTGAATCGGAAACCGAACCAGAACCCGAACCGGAACCAGAGCCGGAGCCTGACCAAGAGGAAACCTCTGATGAAGAAGATGAAGAGTCTTCTTCTGATGACTGGGGGTCCATGCTCGGGGATGATGAGGATGATAACGAGGAGTCCTTCGATGAAGAATCTGATGAGGATGATTCCGAAGAGGAGGAAACCTCTGATGATGAACCCGAACAAGAGGAACCCGAACCAGAGGTTGAGGTTGATGCCGGAACTAATCCGGGCGTTCAGGACATGGAGGAAGAGGAGCCGGAGCCGGAACCCGAACCGGAGCCGGAACCCGAACCTACAGAGTCTAATACAGATATGCCCGAAGTAGACGTTAGCAACATCGCGCCGAACGCGATGACAAGAGAAGAAGCAGAACAGAAAGAACGCCGACAAGGCATCCTCGTGTGGGGAGAACCTGGTATGGGTAAGACCCACTTCTCCTACACGATGCCCGGTCCTGTGTGTCTTATCGACACAGAGGGTAAAGTAACGACATCGCCCACAAGTTCGATAAGGAGGTGTACATCTGGCAGCCTAATGGCTACGATGGAGCCGTCGAGGCTCTTGAAGAAGCGTTCGAGGTCCTCAAGGCCTACAAGCAGCAGGCAGATGTACTCGGAACTATCGTGGTGGACTCCATGTCCATCATGTGGGACTGGAGCCAGCAGAAGTACGTTGAGTTCGCATACCCGACCAAGGACGACGCAAGCGAAGTGAAGTTCTCGTCCAACATGGGCAAGGGTGGCGAGTCTGACTGGAAGCAGATTAAGCGCTATCACAACACGAAGTTCCGTCAGCGTATCATCGACTCTCCGTTCCACTTCGCGTGGACCCAGATGCGAGGAGATGACTACGCCGCTGTGATGGAAGGAGAGGCTTCGACCCCTCCGGATAAGCCAGTCGGGGAGAAGAACAACCCGTACAAGGCTAACTATATCCTTCGTATCGACGAAGGTCCGGATGGCGCTCCCGCCGGGAATCTCCAGAAATCTGCTCTCACAAAGCACAACTACGTTGGACTCAAGTACCCAACGTTCGACAAGCACAAGGCTCTCCTCGATGCAATCGACGCAGTGGAGACTGGGTCGTCCGATGATGATATTGCCGACGTCGAAGCGAAATTCGGCGTTCGTATCATCGACGGCAACCCGAAGTACGCAGAAGAGTAAAGTCCAGACACAATGTTAAAATGGGACCAGAGTCTATTGAGAGCCGGAGGAGACGGCAAGCCACTGGTTCCAGTTAGCAACGTCTGGCATCAGCAATCCAAACCATATAAGAAATCCAAATGAGCGAATCAAGTTCAGAGCGCGAGTATAACTATCAGCAACTCCGCATCCCCAAGTACCTGCGGAAGGCGCTGAAGAAGTACAGAGATAGCCATGAAGACACCAACACGCTAAGTGATGCCATCATTGCTGTCCTACCCGAAGACGTAGGACTGAATAAAGTGGAGATTGAGGAGGATGAATTCGTCCTAATCTCTGTTAATGAAGAAGCGCATGGTCGAGTCCATGGGCTCGCGGGAGAAAACATTACCAGCTATACGGTAATCGAACGATTCTTCCGTGACAAGGCAGAGGAAGAAGGCCGAGCAGACCTCGTAGACGTTCTCAACAAGCAGTCTGAGGACGAGGAAGAGTAGAGGTCAATCGGTAGTATTTCATAGAAAGAGTAAGAATAAGAGAACGCGACACACGACGACAAAACATGACAGAAACACTTGCACGTATCCGAGGTAAGGCGGACCGAGTTCGACAGATGGTTGAGAAGACGGCACTTCTCGGCCGCGGCAGCGAGCCGTACCACGAGGAGATTTATCTGAACATCCAGAACGGCCAAGTTAACACTCTTGGCTCCAGTGCCGGGAACAGCGCTATCGCGTTCTGTTCCTACGACACGTCGTTCCTGGACGAAATCGAATCGGAGTCCGACGATGGAGTAGAGGCAGTTATCAACGTGGCAGACTTCCTTTCCTATTTCGAGTTCGCGAGCGACGGTAAGCTCGCAGAGCTTCGATTCAAGGGAGATTCTGCTGACGACCTGGCGACGTCCATGGAGATCGAGAGTGAACTTCTCTCGACCTTCATGCTCCCGGTCAGCGATAGCGTCCGAGAGAAGATTCCTCTTGGAGTTGCAGAGCGATTCCAGGAAGGAGAGAAATGGGAAGGCGACCACGTGTTCTACTCGAACAGTGGAGCAGAGCCCGCGACCGAAATCAATACGACCGCGGAGAGTATCCGGCGTATTGTTGAGGCAGCAGAGTACCACGACAAGGAGTTCTATCCGATTACGGTCTCGGATGGTGCCCTCCAGATGAACGTCGGGGTTAACGACGGTCGGAACAGAGTTGAGGGTACTCTGGCTTCGGAAGATGTCTCGGGAGCAGACGTCGATAACAACTACCTTCACGGGTTCCCGGAGCTGTTCGATAGCATGTCTGGTGGAGTTACCCTCCGGACTGCTCCCGGCGCTCCGATGAGCGTGATTAAGGTCCGCGGTGGCATGGTCCTTCGTCACGTCCTCGCCCCGGTGAAGTAAAGGCAGACAGCGGTTTACCTCCTTTTGCGTTTGAGTAAGTTAATATAGATAGATAGTGTATAGACTATCGGGAGCGTGCTATGGACAAAGTTCAAAAAGAACTCTACGGAACCTTCCCGCGCGCCGTGGGCAACCCTAACCAATGGATTGTTCATAGCGAAGGGGAATTCGATGTATTCCTCGAAAACAATAACGGGAAATGGAACTGCTATTCGAGTATTGCGCGCTTTCCAGCACCGGGTGGAATCGTAGGAGATAAGGTCAGTTACGACTTTGACTCTCCAGGAAAGGATGATGTCTTCTATGACGTTGAAGGAGACCATATCAAAGTGGAAATGATGCGAGAGGACCCAGACATCGCAGAGGAAGTCCTCGGTCAAGTGGCTCGGGATGCTGGACACCTCGCAAAAGAATCCATGAAGAATGGAATCCCAACCATAGGAGTATTCACGGGCTTGGGAATTCATGTTCATCAGCTCTTTCAACCTACTCCTAATCCAGCAGACGCCATAACGTCTACTGCGATTAAGTGTATCGAGGAGCTGAATTTGGAAACGGCAGACAAGATTCCCGTAGGCGACGTGCAGAGAATTCTACGGGTCCCCAACTGCCAGCGAGTCCATGTTGAGGGAGTCTTCGACGAGACCAAAAGCATTCCCTGCCCACTCTACACGATTCCTCTAACGGCTAAGGAGCTTGAGGAATTCGGCCCTCAGGAACTCTTAGAAGAGTCCAAGGAGCCACGGCAAATCGACCTCGACTATCTCCCGGAGCGCCCGGAGATGAGAGTCTTCGATGATTATTTGGACGAACAGTTCCAAGCCATGGCTAACTCTGCTCTTGAAATCACGATGGAAGACTATCAGGATGAAGATTTCGCTCGTTTTGTCAAGCGTATCCTAAAGATGCCTTGCATGTACGAGCGAGTTATTCAGCCTAATCCTCGCCACGACGTAAGAAGAAACCTCGCTGTCCTATTATTCAATATGGGATATAGTGTTGATAGAGCAGTGTCCTTAATCAGGAGACTCAATTGGAGGGACTTCAATCAGAAGACAACGCGTGCCCATCTTCAACATATTTGGGATAAAGGCTACGCAGACATGTCCTGTAGGACTATGATTGAACGTGGTCTTTGTACCCGAATGGACGACCCAGAGAGTTGTCCTACTTATGGCTGGAAAGGCGGACAAGCGGAATGGAAAAAGCTATAACGGAGGAATACTACAATGAAAATGACAACGAACGAAGCGGTTGACGACTTCATCGACAACGCGGACTGGCAAACAATCAAGTATGGGAAATCGGAGCAACGTGGTCTATTCGTAGACCAATTGGCTCGGGTAGAGAAATCCGAGACGAGCGATTCAAGTGGCATTGTTGGGGTTCAAGAGAACGCTGAAGCCCGCCCGGTCGCTGTGAGAGTCCTGAACTATCTGACTCTTACTGCTTGGTATCCGGAGCCAGCGTTGAAGAACCTGGAGAATAATTATCCTGAGCAAGCAGATAAGGCAACGGAAGTAGAGCGAAGTGACTATCTGGACAGTCCTCTCGAACAACTCTTGAACAGTCAGGAGATTAACGCTGCTCAAACACAGGTTACTCTTTTGCCTGCTCTTCAGAGAGCGGCGGAAATCCTTTATTGGATTAACCGTCCTCCGTTCAAGTACAGCAACGTTGATAGATATTACGTTCGCCAACACCAGAACTTACTCGCGGCGAACCGTAACTATTACAACGATGTAAGCACTGGAGCAGTTGCTCCTCATGGAAAAGTGGCGTATGCGTACACCGGGAAACCAACGCGCATTATCCTCCGGTCTGATAATACAAGCGATGCTATGGAGGCTGACTGGTAGGTACGTATATACGAGAGATACAAAACAGTATCTATATGGGTAATCGGTTAGTAGAGATAATCGGAACAAAGAGAGAGATACAACATGAGTGTAAATCAAAACGTATGGGTTGAGCGGTATAGGCCGGAGGGAATGGACGACATCGTCGGTCACGAGCAAATCAAAGACCGGATGAAAGAGTTTATCGGTGACCCGGAGATGCCTAATCTCCTGTTCGCTGGCCCGCAGGGTGTCGGTAAGACGGCGATGATTCAAGCCTTCTGCCGAGAAAAGTACGAGAGCAACTGGCGAGGGAATATGCTGGAGATGAACGCCAGCGACGAACGTGGTATCGACACCGTTCGTGAGAAGATTAAGGGATTCGCCCGGACGGGAGCGGTGGATTCTGACTTCAAGATTATCTTCCTCGACGAGGCAGACCAGCTCACGAACGACGCCCAGCCAGCACTTCGTCGCGTCATGGAGGATTATTCGGACGTTACGCGATTCGTTCTCTCGTGTAACTATCCGAACCAGATTATCGACCCACTCCAGTCCCGATGTGCTCCTTTCTACTTTAACAGACTGGACACGTCGGATGTTCAGAAGCTCATTGTCCGAGTTCTGACTGGCGAGGGAATCGAGTTCGACCAAGACACGGTAGAGAAGCTCGCCAAGGAAGCAGACGGCGATGGCCGTAAGGCTATCAATATGCTCCAGGTGGCCGTGGACCTCGACGCCAAGCAGCTCCGAGAGGAGTGGGCTGATGTTCAGGTTTCGCCTGTAGACAAGAATCTCATCAGCGAAATCGTCGATATGGCCCTTACGGGAGAACTCGATGATGCGATGGCTAAACTGGACTCAGAGGTAATCAAGCAGGGCGTGAATCACCAGATGCTCGCCAAGCAGTTCCTCTATCAGATTAAGCGTCGTCCCGAGATTCCTGCCGATGCTCGGGTTAAAATGGTCGATAAGGTAGCCGAGGTTGACTACAGAGTGATGTATGGAGCGAATCCCCAGATTCAGTTCCACTCTCTGATTGCTGACCTCCACGTGGCTCGTCACCTTTCAATCCCAAGCTACAGAGAAGCGAACGAGTAAATGATACTCTCCGATAGGGATATAGAGCAGGCCATGGACGCGGATGGCTTAGAAATATCTCCTATCACCGACTACGAACTTCAACTCCAGCCGGCGAGTTTTGACCTTTACTTGAGTAATGAGTTCCGGAAGCTGAAGCCCGGAGCAGTACTCGACATGGATGAAGGTATCCCAGACGAGGATACAATCGAAATCACAAGCGATGCTTATGTCCTCGAACCTGGAGAATTTATCCTTGGTTCAACCGTGGAATATGTGAATATTCCAAACGGTCTGGTAGCAGAAGTTGAAGGCAGGTCGAGTGTAGGGAGGATGGCCATTGACGTCCATGCGACTGCTGGATATATCGACCCCGGCTTTGAAGGACAAATTACTCTGGAGATTTCTAATAAGAATCAAGACAACGCTGTCGTTCTTAGACCTAATAGGAGATTCTGCCAGTTAGTGTTCAAGCCTACTAAGAGCAAGTCCCGCAATGCTTACGGCTCTAAAGCCGATACGAAGTATCAGTCACAGACCGGACCTACCGGGACGAGAATCAACAGAGACGAGGAATTAGACAAATGACAGACGACGACGTGGCCGAAACCGATTCCCAAAAGCGTCCAGAGATTCACCTGGATAGTCCCTACTTTGGACTGAGTGTTGTAGGGAGCGAGGGAGAATCGTTGGAAGATGTAGAGGATACCTTCTCTCGTCAATTTGAGGAGAGAATCGACAAGGTAAAGGAATTCGCTGAAGAGGTGAAAGATAAAACCTTCCAATGAAAATAGAAGGGCAGTGGGTACCGGAATCGAATGAAGAACTGGAGCTGATGAAACAGCTCCATGCGGCCAAGGTTCAGGCCTACGATAGAGGAGTCTCGCCAGAAGACATTGGGGCAATCTTTGCCTACATGGCAAGCTCGTCTATCGCAGTTCCCCCAAAAGAAGGGGAGCAGAATGGAGACCAAACATCACTCCAAGATGTACTGGAAAGAGAAAACAAAAGGCAAAGAATTGTCCCGATTGCGGGGAAATCATACAAGACGCTGTGCCGCTGGGAATCGGAGGAGACTTCCAATTAGTCCCATGTGGTTGCAGTTTCGGTTGGGACGACCGAGATAAGATAGGACCTTGGATAGAG